AGTTAAGACCAGCTAAGTTCTTATCTCGCAACTTGCGCACGTGTTCCAGGACAGCGCTAGCATACATATGTTGATCGTAAGCATCCAAATGAGTTTCAAAATGCTCAACCATTTCATCCAGGTCAGCTTGACTTGCTTCGAAGATTTTAAAACCTTCTAAGAGAAACAAGCTAATCCAGTAATCCCGCAAGTTGCGAGGAACAGAGCCAGCTTCCATTGCCCACTGAGCAATGCCACGATAATAGCGACGATTACGAGTGGTAGATTTGAGTAATCGAGAAACTTGCGCTTCTTTTTTGAACATTTGAAGCTTATGGTTTTGTTGGATATAACCAGCTTCCCAGTCGTTGCGTGCTTCTTCCCACTTTTCCAGCCAGTAACGAATGTTTACCAAGCTGGCAGTATCACGGGTGATAGCAAAGCGAGGTAAACGAAGTTGCGGGCTTCGGATATCGCAATACCAAGCAATGAAACGAAGCAACCGTTCCATGCTGTGCTGCACGATGCCATCAGCCGGGAAAGCAGGATGACGAAACTCAACTAGGCCGGTGGAATTAAGCAGCGCTAGAAAGAATAGTTTGCGTTCAACTTGGCTCATTTCACCTTTAGCCCAGACTGGCATGAGATTGATAAGTTGGGAGCGGGGTACTTCGAAGATAGGATGCACACCTTCAATGCGAGTGCGCACACCATATTTATCGAATTGGGGAGTCTGAAAGAGAACTCCGCTTTTGATGCAATAGACTTGCATGATGGCTATTCCTTAGATGATGGTTTCAAATTCAGGAATGCTGAGAACAATATGACCTTTCAGAAGCTTTTCGCTAATTTCGCGTCCAGCATCTTTGCGCTGCTGTGCGTTATTCAAGTCATATTTGATAGCATCGTAGTAGTTTGTATTATCCAAGCAGTCCATGTTCAAATAGAAGTACGTTACGACAGTATTTCGCATGATGGGCGTTCCTTTTTTTTTGCTAGGCTGTAACGGACCGTTACAAGTTAATAATTCAAGAACACAATATAATCCCGATACATAATCCACGAAAGTTTGCGTTTGTTGCATTCCTCTAAGAAAGTGCGTTCTTTGGTTCGTGTGGGAAATACAACTTTGGAATAGTCTTTGCACCAAGTTATGGTGCCGCCAAGATCACGGGCGAATTGTTCAATTGTTTTGCTAGGTTGTTGAATCATTGTTCAGCACTCCGCTTGGTTATGGCTGGTCCAATCATATTCCTCGATTTCGATTACCGCAAACAATCTGGATCGTTTATTTGCGATAGCCGTTTTTAGGAAATAGACATTGTCCTGCATGCGGCCTTGACCATTCATGAAGAAGGCCGCAAACTCTTCCCAGCCGCTAGGTATTCCAATCATGTTCATGTCAGCTACTCCAGTGGGATAGTTAAGCTGATTGTTTACTTAAGATAGCTAATTCGAACCAGGCAAGCAACCTGGAACGATCTCTCTGTCTATCACACTCTTGCGGGCGTGTCAAGCACAAAATCAATCTTGGCTATGAAGCTTTGTTAGTAAGAATACATACGCCCGATCCTTCTCTGTTCCCTCATGTGGCCTTACGTGGCATACGTGGTATCTGTGTACATTGCGCCTTTCGGGGCACTTTTCCGGCTTTCTTCACTTACTTTCTATCGCGCTTTCTTAACGGTATATTTTAAGGTATCTTTGAAAAATAAATTAATTAAAAATATACCTCCCCAGATAGTAGGAAGATAGATAGCAGCTAGCTAGTACCATAGGGAGGCCGTTGGACAGGGGTAAAAGGACCAAAGGTCACATATGCCACATATGACACATGTGGTACGCGAGGAAACAAGAGGACACGTCGAGGATCGGATACACAAGTGGTTACTATCTCTCGCGTGCGTGCGTATGTGCGTGCGTGTGCATTATAATCCGCTGATTCCCTATCAAACTGCCCCCCCCCACCTAGTAAACCTGTCTCTGTCTGCATAACCACAGGAAAGCACCTGTGTTTCACGCTGGCCGGAGTGTTTCACGCCTATCACACTTTATTCACTTTCTTGCGCTCTTGCTTAAAATAGTGTTTGTCGAACCTGTCAATCTTTTATACGATCATAGCCATGGAAAGGCGCTTTTGCCGTTCCACTATCAGCTAACTAAGGAATGCCTATCATGGAAAACCAAACTCTTAATTCCACCACCTTCAACAACGTGCTTGTTCGTATCGCCGCCGGTAACGAAAAGGAAGGGCGTCATGAAAACGGAACTTATGGTATTACCATTCGTTTCAAAACCCCGCGGGGTGACACTAACAAAAAAGCTGCCCCTGCTCATTTCGTGCTGGTCCCCCATATCACCTTTCCGGAGCTCGCTGCCGTGCCCGCCGGTATTCGTCAAGCATGCGAGGATAAGATGCTGGAATTGCAGGCCGCCATCGTCCGGGAAGCCATCACCAACCGCGCGGAAACCAACGGCGGAAATTATCAATCGTTTCAACTGGCCCTTTCCGATCTAAACGGCCAAGGCATCGCCACCTACTACACAGCCGAGGCTGAACGCGCCGGCCGTCTGAATGCGGAACAGATTAAGCAGTGGGCAGAAGCTCCCGATGATACCGGACTTTCGTGGGTCACTCTCTTGCAAGCGGCCATCGCTGATAAGCAGGGTTGGGATATCGCCGAGCCCACCACTGAACAACGCATCAAGCTTTCCGCCGTCACTGCTAACTATCTCGCCGCCTTGTGCAAACTGGCCGCGCCTGTTCCTTCCCTGGATCAAAACAATGCTCGTATCTTGCGCAACAGCTTGCAGCTTGTTGACACTACCGCAGGCATTCCCCGCACTCTCGCCGCCAAGCTTGACAACATTCTGACCAAGTCCGCAACCAGCCTGGAAGACCTGCTCTAGTTCCAACTGACTTAACTAGCCTGCCTGGCCTAGCTGTTATCTAGTACTTGGTTCCGGTGTTTTCGTCAAACACTGCCCAAAACTGCTAACAGCTAGGTCATTTTTTGTATGTGCTAGTCTAATCACTGCTAGAAATTAGACTAAGTGGCTAACCTGCCGCCCTGCAAGTTAGCAAACTGCCGTCACACATGCGATAGTTGGCAAACTGCAAACGGGCAAGCTGGCAAACTCAATCAATCAGCCAACCAAGCTAGCAAACTAACCCTAGGGGGATGGAGCCTTTTTGAGTAAGCTGTGTTTCTATATCCTTAAACGACCCTCACAATTTTCTAAATTTTTTATTTCTCTAGTTCTATGATTAGTAAGTAAGAACCTCGGCCGATCCGCAGGTGACACGGTTGCTAGATTGTTGAGATAGTAGATGAGGATTTCTCTATCCCTGGAGTACCGGAAATGAGAGTTTTCGTGAATGTTGCTGGCGGTTACTATGTTGCAGACATCGCTGCTGCGTCGGAAGATAGTGAGATTATTTCTCCGGGCTCTGATCTGATCGAATGTCTGCAGTATCTTGGTAAACCTATCAAACATGACAGTGTCGATGAGCTAATTGAACAGTGGCGAATCTGGAAGCACAACCATTCCAGCGACTATGTGGCGTGGCTGCAACAGCGTGCCGGTGAGCAGGAGTAAGTAGCATGGCCGTAGACAAGGATCAAGTCAAAGAACTTCTCGGTAGTGGGCTCAGCAATGAACTCGTTGCTAGTGCTGTCGGCTGCGACAAACAAACGCGATCGCAGCATCGACGGGATTGAAGATAAACTAATTGTCCAACTGGGAGAACTAGTTGAGCAACGTATGATCTACAAGCCGGGTGATGTTTTGCGCGCGTTTAAGGTGTTAAATGACGCCAAGCGCAGAGGTAGTGGCGCACAGGAAAATATGGTGGTGAATCAACAAGTTGTGAATCTCACCATTCCTATGCAGGTTGTAAAGAATTTCACACTCTCACAACAAGGCGAAGTTGTTGAGGTTGAAGGTCAGACAATGGTAACGATGCCAACATCGCAACTATTGAAGACTCTGACTACGGAGAATAAAAATGCAGGAGAAAAATATCAACGAGTTGCTGCACTCTTGCCAAGCGCCTTCGAACACGGTGTCGGAGAGCCTAGAAAGTAAACTCACGCGATTGAGGGCAACTATGCAGAATTCTAAAACTATCCAAGTGGAAGAATCTGACTTCCAACGTCGTGACAAAGAGCGAGCGAAAGCTGTTCTGTTGGGACTGCGTTTACTTGTGAAAAGCAATCCTTACGAGGTTAAGTAATCATGGCTAAGAACTGGGAAGAAGCTCTTGGTGTGGAAGATAATGTGCTTCATCAAGAACTGTTGGCAGAAGAAGCTGAGTTTATGTCTGGTAAGTTGCCGGATGAGCCGGTCAGTGAGGCCAGCTTTCAGCGAGAGCAAGTTATTGCATTATCCAAACAAGATGTTAACATGCTTGCTGGTCTTGCCATGCCTGAAGAATTTAAGTATCTGTATCCGAAAGTTCTTCTGGCAGCTTGGCTACTGTTGACACAGACAGTCTGTAAGACTCGTGATTTTTCCAAGATTGCGCTAGGCATTCCGCGCGGTCATGGTAAGACCACGTTGTTAAAACTGTTTGTCCTGTGGTGTATTCTATTCACTGACAAAAGATTCATTCTTGTGATTAGTGATACTGCCACCAAGGCAGAGAACATTCTGGCTGACGTAATTGACATGCTGAACCACCCTAATATTATAAGGTTGTTCGGTAATTGGCGAATGGGTATTGAAAAAGATACTCAGGCTCTTTACAAGTTTGGTTTTCGGGGACGTAATATCATTCTCGCTGCAATCGGTGCTGGCGGCTCGCTTCGTGGTATGAATCTGAAGAACTCGCGTCCTGACATCATGATTTTTGATGACGTGCAAAGTAAGGAGTGTTCTGAAAGTCTTGTGCAGTCAGATGCGCTGGCTCGTTGGTTGATTGGTACTGCCATGAAAGCCAAATCTCCTCACGGCTGTTTGTACATTTATGCGGGAAACATGTTCCCTGGCAACAATTGTATTCTTAAGCAGTTTAAAACAAACTCCTCTTGGATTAAATTCATCTCTGGCGCCATTCTCGCTGACGGTACTGCTCTCTGGCCTGAACTGCATCCGATTGAAACATTGATTGCGGAACTCGATAATGATATCTCCATGGGGCGGCCTGAGATTTTCTTCTCGGAAGTTCTGAATGATACAGAGGCAGGAATCAATAGCAAGTTCGACCTATCTCTCCTGCGTCCGTGGAAGTGGACAGAGCACGATCTTCCGCAAGGCAAATTTATTATCATCGATCCTGCAACAGGAAAAACCAATCATGACGCAACAGCCATCGGATACTGCGAAGTATATGACGAAACTCCTGCACTGCGGGAGATCATTGAGGAGGTTCTATCTCCTGGTAATACAATTCGAAAAGCGTTACTTCTTGCTCTTCGCACTGGTACTAGGGTTATCGCAGTTGAGTCTACTGCTTACCAGAGTACGCTGCTCTATTGGTTCAACCACATCTGCGAACAGTTGGGACTGAGCGGGTTTCATTTTGTGGAAATATACGGAAACCAGAACAGTAAGAATGCTAGGATTCAAGCAGGACTTAACTCGCTCATGGCGGGAGAGATTATTCTCCATCCTCAAATCCGATCCGTGGTTGCTACTCAGATAGCAAATTGGAATCCTATGAAGCGAGATAACGTGGATGGCATTCTCGATTTGATTGCCTATCTGATGAAGTGTTTAGAATTGTATGGCTATCTGATGAGTACTCAAACATCGGAAGCCTTTCTGGAATCAAACTCTGCCAAAGTGCAGGAAGATAACTATTCATTCTAGGAGGTTGCCGGATGGCACAGTCTGAACAGAAGAAACTGAGTAAAGACTCGGAGCAGGGTATTATCACATACGCCCGCAAAGCTCACGAAACTTTGCTCAATCAATTCTCCTTGCGCTCCAATCTGGAAATGATCGATCGCTATTACATGCGGGAATGCGATTGGACGGATGAAAATATTCGAGCCAAGATCGCTAATCGCATTGGCGATAAGCGCAAGTTGCAGGATGTCACTGTTCCGATTGTGATGCCGCAAGTGGAAGCAGCGCTTGGCTACATGGCCAATGTGTTTCTTACAGGTTATCCTATTTTCGGTGTTGCTGCTGACCCGATGATGGAAGACGCTGCCATTCAGATGGAAACAATTGTTGGCGAAAATGCCACCACTGCTGGCTGGGCGCGCCAGTTGATGATGTTCTTTCGCGACGGCTTGAAATACAATCTGCAGGCTGTCGAGTGTGAATGGCAGCAACGCAATGTAGCTGTTGTTGGCACATCGCTGAAATCCGCCGCCACTAATATGTCGGATATCAAACAGAAGTTGTGGCACGGTAATGTGCTTAAGCGCATGGATTTGTATAATACATTCTTTGATCCTCGCGTGCATCCTGCTGAAATCAGCACCGAGGGTGAGTACGCCGGTTACATCGAAATGTATTCTCGCGTGCGTATGAAGAAGATGATTAACGATTTGTACGGAACTATTCCTGCAGACGTTGCTGTGCGTGCGTTGGAAAGTTCACCTTCGGGGAGTGGCACTATTTCTACTGCCACTCCGTTCACCTATTATGCACCCATCATCAATCCTTATCCTACAATGAACCGAGGTAACACGCAGACATTCGATTGGATGGCGTGGGCAAGCAATATCAACAACAATTCTCGTGAAGGCATCAAGTACAAGAATGCTTACGAAATTATGAAGTTGTATGCTCGCATCATACCTTCTGATTTCGGTATTCGTACTGAGGCTGCTAATACGCCGCAGGTTTGGAAGTTCGTGATTGTGAATGGCTCTGTTGTGCTGTTCGCTGAAAGACAGACAAATGCCCATAACTACATTCCGATCTTTTTCGGACAGCCTCTCGAAGACGGTTTGGATTACCAAACTAAGAGTTTTGCCTCCAATGTTATGGATATGCAGGACATTGCTTCTGCGTGCTGGAACGGATGGGTTGCGAGCAAGCGACGGCTGGTTGGCGATCGTGTACTCTATGATCCTTTGCGGATTAGAGAGAAGGATATTAATTCTACAAATCCGGAAGCAAAGATCCCGGTACGCCCCGCTGCTTACGGTAAACCGGTAGGCGAAGCTGTTTATCAGTTTCCGTTCCGTGACGAGCAAACTAACTCATTGATTCAAGGGGGAGAAGCTATCTCCCGGTTTGCTGATCGTATTAATAACCAGAATCCGGCCCAGCAGGGCCAATTCGTGAAGGGAAACAAGACGCTTCACGAATACGAGGATGTTATGGGGCACGGCAACTCCCATAACCAGTGCATGGCTCTGATGACTGAGGCCCAAGTTTTTGTGCCTCTCAAAGAATGCATCAAGCTGAATGTCCTGCAGTTCCAGCAAGCTGATGTGATGTATAACTCTGCCAAACAGCAGCATGTTAACATTGATCCGCTGGAAT